TCGCAGAACGTTCCTCATCGCGGTCATAGTGGGTAGGGTAGGATTCATGCCTCGTGCTTCTCCTCGCCTTTCTCGTCGTCAGGCACAGACGCCACGAGGATGCCAAGCATGAGAGCGGCATCGACCTGCATCGCTTCGCAGTCGTGCATGTGGTTGGCATGACGACGAAACCACCGCCATTCAGGACGTCCTGTCTTCTTGTTCGTTGTCTGTTTCTTGTGATCACCTTTCAACTGATTGTGATACTCCTCACCTGCATCATCGGCTGTCTCCCACAATGCTCCCTTCCCTGTGCGCAGATTGTAGAGGATATCCTTGATAGGATCAGATGCCCAGTGGATGAGGGGTATCTGCTTGTTCACCTCAGAAACGAGCACACGTGTAACATCAGACCACAGACGACGTATCTTCCTATTGTTCTTTGTCAGTGTGAAGTAGTTATCGCCTGAACCCTTCAGGGCTGTCCAACCCCATGTAGCGCAGTCCTTGTACACTTCGGTAGGGAAATACCCTGCGTCTTCAAACGTCAGTTGGTCTTCCACCTTGAACTTCTCCTGTATATCTCTCAACTGTTCGGGAGTAGTGACGCGCCCACGAAACAACAGACGAGACGAACCATCCGAACGCCAAGCGCGCACGACAGTCCAGAAATGATCACGCTGACGATCAATGGTCATGAAGCGTTTAGCCTCATTGTCTATCGGTGCAGTGATGTTCTCATCCGCGAGGTTGTATCCCGCAGGCTTGAGAACAATTTCTACACTGTCCTGCTGTTCGTTATTCCATGGCAGACCACGACGCTGTCGCGTGAAGTCCTGCATCAACTGATCAACGCCAGACTTCTGTGCTGCGCGGGCCTGCAGAAACTGCTCTGTCAGCATTGCCATGGGACGAGATAGAATGCCTTCCCAACGGAAGGAGACATTAGCTGGATTGTGCCCGTCTTTCGGCGGAGTGTACGCTCCATCAGCATTCCACTGAGCGCGTGTCTGCGGAGTATCGGGGTGCTGATGACCACAGCTAGGACAAACCCAGCGTGACGTTTCGCATGCTCTTCCGACATTCCATGTGCCGTCGGGTCTACGAGCATCTGAGTTCCAGACGACTCCAGCGAACTTCTTTGAATCGCCTTGGAACGGTGCAGAGAAAACGAGAGGCTGGAGCTTCTTGCAGCCGAAGCACAGCGATCCCCATACCTGCTGTGTGCCTGCGTCCCATGCCAGAGACATGTCATCGCCCACTGTGCCGCCCTGAGATTCGTTAAAAACCTTGCTGTTTCCTGCTTCCTCGAACTTGGTGACGCGGCCTCGGGCATGAGCAAGCAGACCTTTCTTCCACAGCCACACTTCGCTATTGAACTTGTACCGAATCGACACACGTTGCAGTGAAGACAAATTAGCTCCGTTCACTTCCAGAAAGAACCCACCAAAGTAGATAGCGGTTGTCTGCTTGTGGTGACGATTGAAAGGCATCATGTCTCGAATCTGCTTGATGCTTAGCAGCGCGTCCATGAAACGCTGATTACAATGTTCCTTTGCATCATCGTCAGTCTGAAACGTCCACATGATCGGACCAGGACTGTGGCACAGCGCCCAAGGGATGCATCCTTCCACGATCAACGTCTTCGCATTCTGAATCGCCGCCATGCACGATATCTCGCGCACCGTGTCGGACTGAAAAGCTTCGAACGGCGCAATGAGATGACGACTGGTACTGACGTCAAATCTGCCGGGCTGTGCGTAACTAGGCGGAAGCTCCCAGTGCTCGTGCAGCCACTCCGTGATCGGCCTGCGGTCCGGGGGCTGCATGGCTGCACGCCACGCAGTAATGAGACGTTCCTGTGCTTCAGCATTGATCATTCTGTTTCCTCCACAGTGGGGGTAGGCATCTTGGCATCTTCTTCCTTGATCCACGCTTCAATGTTCTCTGACAACTTCTTGCAGACGTCATCGGCCATTTCCTTCAGCACCACACGTATCTCTACTGCGGTGCGACCAGCGCACTTGGGCGGAGCCTCTGTGGTCAGAGATTCATACAGCTGCAACTTCACCTGTGTACCTAGGCGCGTGAACAGGCTGAGAACATCAGTAAAGTGAACGACCTTGCGCTGTTCTCTTGCCAGCTTAGCTTCGAGCAACTGAATCTCAGCAGCAAGCTTCTTATCTTTCAGCGTGATACCTCCCGCACCGGCTCCAGGCTCTCCACTGATGTTCAGCTGCTTATCTCGGAACGCCATCCAGTCGCCCTTGCGTGGCCGCTGCGGTGCGTCGGGCATCTCACGCCACGTGCGCATTCGTTCCACAGATACTCCGAGCCATACTGCCAGACGTTTCCATCGAGCGCCCATTCTCGCCTTCGCCAGAACATCCGGACCCGGTGGCTTGGCATTCGGGTTGCGTACCCATGTCTTCTTTTTCAGTTTCTTAGGCATGTGATGTCGAGGCTGAGTTCAACGATCTTGGTTTGCGAACTACCGCTCATCTTGCTCGTCGCGGCCAGTCTCTTCGCGATGTGTCGGTCCATCTTGTACGTGCGCACCACGTGCTTTTTCTTGGGACGACCTCTACGACGTTTTCGCATATCATGATTTTTCATGAAAATCCCAGATCTCGCAATTTCGCGATCTGATCGGGCTGACCGGGTATCACCCCCCACTTATTACCTTATATTATTTTCTCTTTTTGATCTTTCTTCTGAGAAATAAAAATAAAAAAGGTAGATGGTCGCGGTCGCTGCTATGGGAGCGACCGGGTACTGGCGACCTTGACTCGTTAGCGCGCCGTCCAAAGGCATGGTAGTAGGCACCTACCCCTTAGCTTGGCGGCACCCACCCCTCAGACCATGGGGTAAACACCTGCCTTGCCAGCCACCCCACTGGACGGCCAGACTGGGTTGTCGGGTCATTAAAGTAATTACTAAAATACACATGCACCACCTCCAAATCTACGGCGGCGAGGCTTCCTCCATAGGCACCGTTCGTCGTATCCATCCAACGTCATGGCCACAGTTCGTGAAAGAAATTCTCGGGCATCCTGCGGTGCTAAACGTCACACGCACACAGTTCCATGCGCTGCCACCCAAGCAGCGCAACGCCGCGAAGCGTGTTCGCTACGTGACACCAGCGCACTTCAAGAGCTCCCCGGCCCATCGTGTCACGGAGCAGGCCAAGGGCATCAGTCTCATCATTCTCGACATCGATGATCCAGAGCAGGCCAATCGCATCTACAGATCTCCAGAGACTGCGCGAGCCTCCCTGTCTCCGCTCGCCTGTGCCATCTACACCACCGCGTCCTCTACACCTTCTCAGCCAAAGCTGCGCGTTATAGTGCCCGCTGCGCCGGACTTCCCGCTAAAGGCATACCCCGGCGCCGTGCGACGCCTAGCAGGCCTTCTCGGGCTGAAAACGGCCACCAGCGAGAGTCTGGTGCCGGTGCAGCCGATGTATCTGCCGACGATCTTTCGTGGAGACGATCCTCTGGACACCCATCCTCTCATCGTCTCTGTGCTCGATGGAGACGCGATGAGTCCTGGCGAGGATCTCTCTGTCACGACGCAGTCGCACGAAGGCAATCACGAGCCAGACGATGATGCCCTGCACCACCTGCGAAGTCCGATGGACGACGTTACCGAGGAAGACGCCATCGAAGCCCTACGTCATCTGGACCCCGACTGCTCCATGCTCGACTGGATCAAGACCGGTGCCGCCCTCCGTCACCAGTTCGGCGATGAGAAGGGTTTCGATCTGTGGAACACATGGTCCTCTCGAGCCAAGAAGAAGTATGACGGCGACGCTGCCACGGCGAAGAGATGGAGATACATCAAAGCTACACCACAGGGTCGGGCTCCGGTCACCATCCGCACCCTGTTCTTCCAAGCCGAGCAGCAGGGATGGAAGGGACTGAAGAAGGTGTCCGAACGATTCTATGTGCAGACGGCAGACTGGCTCAAGTCTTCCGCTCGCACAGAAGGTGAGCTGACGAAGGAGGGTCTGTCTCGCGTCGCAGCGT